ATCTTAATCTCTACCATATCAGTTGTTTATCATTTCTTTTTCTTTAATATCCTCTAGCAATCTCTTTTTGTCAGTAGCATCTATAAGTACATCTGCTAATTCTCCTGTGGAGTTTTCACATAAACTGCCAATAGCTTCTAAGTGTAGAGCCATATTATCTTTATTTTCTTCTGTTTTTAGTGCAGTTAGAAAGCCAATAGCAGTGTAGAATAGCATATTAGGTATTAGAAATATAAATTCAGCCATTACTCCATCATCACCTTCAGTTTTTAGTGTTGTTTCGTGAAAATTATTAGAATACAAGTAAACCGAGTCAAGTATATTCAAAAAGTCTTTATATTTACCCGCAATCTCATCTTCTGTAGCATAATACATCATTGCCTTAACATCTTCCATAAGATTCTCAACAACCTCTTGATGGCTGTCGTTTAAATAAAGTATGTCTTTCTTTTTCATAATTCTTTGATAATTTTTTAGTAATTATTCAAAACTACGCAAAAATAGTAATTTAACTATGAAATACTTTCATAATTTCCCCACAAACTGAAAATAAATTAATTAAATGTTATATTGTCAAATATTATACTTATGTTTGTCGCTTAATAACTAAAAACACAGAACAATGGAATCAAAGATAATAGGATGGTGGTCAGGGGGAATAACAAGTGCAGTAGCCTGTAAGATAGGAATAGATTTGTATGGTAAGGACAATATAAGGATAATTTTTATTGACACAATGAATGAGGATGATGATACTTATAGGTTCATGAAGGAATGTGAGGATTGGTATGGAATAAAGATAGAAACTATTCAAAGTGCTAAACACGATAGCATACAAGATGTGTGGAGGAGATACAAAGCACTTAACAATGCAAAAGGTGCTGTGTGCAGCTCTGAACTAAAGAGGCAAGTTAGGGAAACTTGGGAAAAGACAAATGAATGGGAACATCAGATATTTGGATTTGAATTAGATGAATATAAAAGAGCAAAGGGTATGGTGTTGAATCATTCTCAAACACGACCATTATTTCCCTTAATGATGTATGGTTTAAATAAAAAAGATTGCATTAAGATAGTTCAGGATGAGGGAATAAAAGTTCCTAATATGTATTCTCTAGGATTCTTAAATAATAATTGCTTTAAGACAGGATGCGTTCAAGGAGGTATAGGTTATTGGCAAAAAATGCAGAGAGATTTTCCTGATAAGTTTGATACAATGTCAGATATGGAACACGAACTAACTGAGGCTAAAGGAAAGCCAATCACTATGCTGAAAGACCAAAGTAAGGGAGGAGGATTAGTATTTCTAAAACCACATAAAGATTATCCTAATATGAAAGATATATCTATGATGAAGGGCAGAGAACCTAAACCTCTATTTGATTGCAATGGTATGTGTGGAATAAATGACCTTGATAAAAGAAGTGATACAGAGCAAGAGATAAACTACCAAACAGATATGTTTAGTTCTGAAGATTAATTAATTAAAATATAAAATTTTACCTCCATTACTCCAAATCTCCTTATTTACTGCCATTACTAAGCAATCTACCATATCATCGTGCTTTGCTGCTGGAAACTTAGCTAATTGGTCTAAAAAGTCATCATTCCAATCACCATTCAAGATACTTACTCTACCACTCTCTAAAGATGCACTAACATCACTTACTCTTGCTACTTTATCCTTAGTTGGTGGTTTATCTTCTTTTACATTCAGTCCTGTTTCTCTCGCTAGAGTCTGAACAATAGATTTACCTGATGCTTTAGGCTCTACATATATTCTACTCTTATTCGTATATCCATTCTTAGCTACCCATTGTTGTATGAACTTAACGAGTTCTGGAAATTCTTTATATACATTAACACAATCTATAATCTGCCATTTATTGTCTTTATAGGTATATGCTAGTAATGCAGATGGGTCATTCTTTTGGTCGGCAGTATATGCAGGGTCAATAACAAAATTAACTATTGCATCATCAACTTTAAATCTATCTATCTTAAACCAATCCTTATGTATCATTCCACTATCTAGGGGAGTAGGTGTTTGTTGTAGTTGTCCTGCATAACCATAACTACCTAATGCACTTCTGTAATCATCTAATATCTTTTGACTAAACCTATCTTTCCAAAACAAGTTAGTGCCTTTCTCGTAAAACTTCTCTAAATGTGCAGGTTTTATGTTACCATCTCCACTTTTAGCAGGAATACAGATGTGTTTATATTTTAATCTTGTTTCTTTGCCTAATAAGAACCCTGTTAAGTCATCCTCGTGTACCCTTTGCATAATTATAATCCTAACTCCAATATCAGGTTGATTAAGCCTAGAATAGAATGTAGTCCTATACCATTCGTTAGCGTTCTCTCTCTCTGTTGCTGAATTAGCCATTTGTGGTGAAAGAGGGTCATCTACAATAAGAAAGTCTGCTCCTTGCCCTGTAACAGTACCACCTACTGATGTTGCTCTCCTCATTCCAACAAAGTTATTCTCGTATCTCTCTTTCAAGTTTTGGTCTTTCTTAATATGAAATACATCTCCCCATCTTCTCTTAAACCAATCACTAAATATAATATCTCTACTCTTAGTCGCAAGTTCAATAGATAGAGTTGCAGAGTATGAAGAAGTAATAAATCTTTGCTTAGGTGATTTTATCCAAGCCCATACTGGAAACATAACAGTTACTATCAATGACTTTGTACTTCTAAAAGGTACATTAATGATAATATCTTTAGTTTTAGGCTGCTGAGCTATAACTCTCTCACATTCGGCTTGTAGTAAGTCGCAAATGTATTTATGATGCCAATTAGTAGATAATGGTACAGCAGGTTCTACAACTATCCAAGCTGCCTTAAAGAACTCATAGAAACTCATCTCACATAGTTTCTTTTCTAGTGCAAACTTCAGTAATGCTTTTTTATTCATCTATTTCAGTATATTCAGTATCTTCAGCATCTTCTAGTCCTCTAATTTGATTTTTAATATCATCTAGTGTTGCTCCCTCTGTTAAGTTAATCTCAATCTTAGTTTCTGAATCTCTCTTGATTTCTGTTGATGATAGTTTAGGCATAGCATAGTTCATTAGTTTTGCTATTGCATCTATGTAGGCTCGTGGGTCTTCATCAAATAGTATATCTAATGCCATCTTAATCTTTACAGGTTGTCCTTCTAATGCGTAAGCTAAAGACTTCCTAGTCATCTTAGCTATCCTTTTAGTATCATTATTCTTAGGTAGTAGAGATTTAGGTGTTTTCTGATATGACTCAACTATGTTGTTAGGTTTCTTGCTGCTTACCTTCTTCATAGCCTCCTCTCCTCTCTTTCTATTTATTGGTTGTTCTTCTGACATATTATTCGTTTAGATTGCCAATATACAACAATGTCTTAAAGTATTTTCATAATAAACATATAAAATTGAACTTTGTAAGATTATTTGTGTATGTTTGCAGTCTAATAACTAAAACAATACAACTATGCACGTAACACAAAAAATCAACATACTCGCAAATGAGATGCTTTCAGAAGCAGCACTAGAGTTATTTAAAGCATTAGAAGAACGAGGATGGGAGAATGAACAACAAACTGCTGCTATCTTACAAGGTTTAACTTTTATGGTTATGTCTTTCTCTCACGAGGATGTAGGGGAGATATATAGCAAAGCACATAAACAAGCACTACCTGCAATGCTTAGATGGAGAGAACATCACAAGGATAAGTATAATAAAAACAATAACTAAAACAATACAACTATGGATGAAGAAACATTGCTAGACCAACTAAACGATTTATGTGAGAACATACTATGCCCTATGGATTTAATGGATAGTATAAGTGATTACACTAATGAAAAGATAGTTGAGGAATTAAAGAAGTTAAAAATAGAAAATCTTGGAATGTATAATGGAGTTGAAGATATTAACATCCACAAAAGAATACAAGAGCTGGAGAGGTAATAACCTTTTTGTAAACATAATATAAGAAACTATATGCAAGTAAATATAGTGTAGGTGATAATGACTATATTAGATGTATATGCATATAACTTGTCTTGTTTATTCACGACTTTAAAAGACAGAGTATTAGTTATAAAGTTGAACTTCCCTAATTTTATTATAACTATTTAGCCCTATAATTAACTTATTATTATATATTTTACCCTATATGCCGTTATTGTATGAAAACTGTGAAAGTATTTAATATTCAAACACTATCTTCGTGCCTCTTATAAGAACCTATATAATACTCCAAAGAAGTCTGCTCAATTCCATAACACCATAGTAACAGAGTAGTATGTTCTCATAAGCGACACAATCTGTAATAAACATCATTGCTCATATCGCAAAGTCTTATGCATATCTAATAATAGATGTTTAGCCTAAACTCTTATTAAACTTATTAATAGCTTTTATAAAATAGAACTTGTAATCTGTGTGTGTGGGGGTGGGTGTCCAAAAGGGATTTTTATTCTCCTTTGACGGAATCCATTTCTCCAACATCCTTTCTTAAAGTCATCAAAACAGTAGCTTTTCAACCTTAAATCATTAGCTTTTCAGTCATTAGAGTTATAACTTAGGTTGCTGAACTGGTTTGTGTGCTGAGAACGTAAGAATTAAGAGAAAAAAGTATTTTATACTAACTATTTAAACTTTATACATCCAACACAATCTACAATTTAAGCAAAAAAAAGACTCAATTAAGAGCCTTTAGTTAGTGTATTTAGTTAATATATAATCTATTTAGATAGTAATTTTATTGTATCTTCCTGTGTTTTTATAGTATCATCAAGGGTTTTAATAGTTTCTTTTAGTACCTTTATTCTATCTTCAATCGTTTTTATGTGTTCACTTTGCATTGTGTTTAGTTGCTGGAGTAGTTCGGTTGTTGTATTCATTTTATTAAGTATTTAATATTATTAATACTTAAGTTTGTAAGAGTGTTTAAATTTAACATTCTGTAACCTTTGGCTTTCATATCGTAAACACACTGTAAATTATAGTCTTTAGGATTGAATGGCTTAGGCTTTGCATTCTCTTTTAGATGCTTAGTAACTTGTAGCCGCCCAGTTAACACTCGTACTGTATTATCTTTTTTTATAAATGTACTACTAAAGATTTTGCCTTCTGTTGCTCTAATGAGCTCTTTTGCTTTGTTTCTGTCTATTGTTTCAGTCATTGTATTAAATTTTATTAGTTATTTTATTAATTGTTTATCTTATCCAAATATTAAAGCTAATACAAAAAGTATTAAATAAAAAGTATTTGAAAATTCGGTGGGTTTAAGTTCGTTTGCCATTTTATTTATTTATTAAGTTAGTTTCTTTTATTTCTATTTCGAATTCTAGGTCGTAAAACTCTATTTCTTCATATTTTAAAATGTAATTAAATAGATACTGTAAAAAAATATCTGTTTCTTCTTTTACTGCTTTATAGCCTGAATAAAAGGAAGTAAAGCCGCTTCTGCTCTTGCTGTGTTCCTCTATATAATTAAAGAGTTCTTTTGTATCATAAGCATCTAATAAGGTCTTAAAGTCTTTATTTGATATGCTACAAAATATTTTATCTGTTGTGAAATTATAGTACATTGGACTATCTAAAGATATAAAATAAAGATTAATTTCTAATTCTTCATTCAATCTATTTAAATATGATTTGCAGTAGTTTATTTGCGTTTTTTTATAATCTACATTGTCAAGACATTTAAATATTTCAACATTATTATCAATTATTTCTTCATGTTCAGAATGATAAAAGCCGCCAAAGTTCAAAGAAAATTCTATTTGTTCGTTTTGTGTTTTTGTTGTCATTGTTTAAAATTTATTTGTTAATTAATAAGTTCTTATTTTACCCGTTTTTAATTCTCTGAACTCATCCGCCCAATTATCACAAAGAAAAACATAGTTTTCAAATTCTGAAGCTTTGGCAATAATATTAAAGCCTTTTTCTTTTAAATATTGAAACGCTTGTTCTTGTATGCATCCAATTCTTGAGGAATAGCTTTGATAAACTCTGATTGTCTTATCATCATTGTAGCGTTTAGGTTCATATATGCAAATTCTAGAGCCTGTAATATTAGTACAAGGAATATATTTTACCTTTATCTGTCTATAATTCCTGATTTCGTTTAGTGTTTGTTTTTGTGTTTTTGTTTTCATTGTTTTATTTATTTAATTATTATTTTTTAATTGTGTTCTCTACAAGTTGGACAAATGCGAATATCTTGGTCTAATTCATCACCGCAGCAACTATAAAAACATTCTTCGCAAAATTGGTGTTCTTCTTCTCTGTCCTCCTCTGTTAAGTCCTCACCGCATAAATTACAGCTTTCTATTTCTTCACCTTTAAAATTTATCGGGTTGTTTGGGTCGTTTTGTGTGTGTGTGTCCATTTGTTTTTTGTTTTTAGTTAATTTTCATAATTTTATTTGTTTAGTTAATTACTATTTTTGCATCTTCAAAATTTAGCTTTTCAATTATCGGTAATAATCTTTTTATTACTTTTATTAATTCGCCGTTTTTTGATAAGCACCAATTACCACCATTAAACCATATTAAAAAGTGGCTTTCTTTTTCGTTTGTTAGTTCTAAAGTATTGCCGTTCTTAATACTTTTTATTTGTTCGTTTGTTAGTTTCATAATTTTAAGTATGTTTAAAGGTTTATAAATTCAATTAGTGTAATGATTGTACAAAGTGCATAAATTAAGCCGTAAAGGGTCGCAAATGATAACACTGTAAAGAAAATATTTTCACCTATTGAGTAAGTCGGTTTAATGTTTATTTTTGTAACGTATTTAGGGTAAATTTCTTTTTTCATTTTATTTAGTTTTATTATGTTTTTTTGCTTTTACAAATGTCCAATTTGGATATTTCTTTTTTAAATTTATCCTCTTTTGCTCTTCTTGTTCTATTGCTTTTAAAAATGCTTTTTCTATTGGGTTTAGTTTAATACCTAATATTTTTTTTAACTCTTTAGATTTTACTTTTGATTTTTTCATTTTTTTTGTGTTTTTAGTTAATTTTATTTTATTGGGTTTGTTAATTCTACTTCTTCAATACTTAAATTATTTTTTTTACAAAAGTTTATTGCTTTTATTATTACATCCATAGGAGCATTAAATTTTCTTTCTAAGTATTCCATTTTTTCTAGTAGTGTTAAATTTTGCATTTTTAGTTTTTTTAATTAATTGAAAAGCGGTAGCCGTTTTGACTTTGTAAAAGTAATATAAATTTTGACAATGTGTAAAAGAATGTGTAAAACTTTTATAAATATGCTAGTTTATAGTCATTCTAAATAAGACAAAATAAAATTTAGGTAGTAATAGAACGCGCGCGCAAATAACAAATTAATTGATAAAAGCAAATAAAAAAGAAAGTATTTTTTAATAGTGTATCATTGACATTAAGGTTAGTGTATCATTGACACTAAGGTTAGTGTATATCGTACACTAAGAGATTTTTTTTATTTTTTTACCTCTTTTTTTACTACCACCATACCTAGCAGTTTCAGCAGTTTCAACGCTCCAGCAGTTTCAGGATAAGTTCGTGAAAGTTTTTTTTTGTAAAAGTTTTTTAGAAATTATTTTATTTTCATATACCAATCCAGAATATCCATACACTCGTCTAAGCCTTTAACAACCTTAGCAAAGTACCCAGCATCATTAAGGTCTGCTACCCATTGTTTCTGCTCTTTGGAAGGATAACCTGTCTTATCAGCTTTAATCTCTAAGAACAGCCCTGCGTACTCGCTATTGACCTTACATATCTGCATATCAGGAAAGCCTTTAACATAGCCTGTCTTTTTAGCCATTATAGCCTGAGTCATAGAAGTTCTTATACCACCTAGAGATGCACAGTATCTAACTTTAGGATAGGTAAACTGAATGTATGTACAGAATGCTGATTGTACTCTTGCTTCTTGCTTCATTACTTCTTATCTGTATAGGTTGTTCCTTTAAGTAACTGATACATTAAAGGTTGAGATACTTCATACTTCCTAGCCATAGCAGAGATAGTTATCTTATCAGTAGCAGTATTAAACTCTAGTCTTATTGCATCTGCCTCTGCAACAGTAAACTTTCTTCTTGAGTACCCACCACCTCTCTTATCTTTCCTATCACCTACTTTTATCTTTCTAATCTTTGGCATAATATTTTTTTAATATTCATCATCAAACCTATCAGTAGTTTCACCATATTGATTTTCAACATCTACTTTCACTATGGTAATATCTACTTTGTTGAGGTTCTTTTTATTCAAGTAACATATCCTATCTATCAACTCTTTATCCTTCTTAATCTCCTCTATATTAGAGGTTAGTGCAAATGTATCTAGTGTACCAGCAGTAACTTTCCTTGTTACAGCGGTCTTATTCTTTATCTCATACGAAACAAATACTCTAAATATTGGCTTTTTCATCTTTCTTTAATTTCTTTAACATTCTTCTCCTCCTCTTTTCTAAACCACAATTTTTATCTGCAAATATATTACCATAAAGACTTTTAATCTGTTTTGGTTTATTTCTATTAGTCTTGCATTTACAATATGAAGTTATATTAGGCATTATCCTTTTATTTTATCTAACTCAAACTCTAAGTGTGCTATTGCTTTTGTAATGCACTCAATAGGGCTATCGTGTTTCTTTTCAGCTCTCAGTAGGTACGTAACTGCCGTTCCTATATTGTAACTTAATTCAAAATCTTCAATCACCTTTCGTGCTTCTATTTTATATCGCTTACCTATGTAGTAGCTTGGTATATTTGACCTCACTATCTCGTGTGAATTTTTAGTACCTTTAAATAAATCGGTAACTCCTTTAATTAATTCTTGTTCTCCTCTAATATTCCTATCTGTATCAAAGTAGTGCTTACTATGGCACTCATCTTTACTTAGTAACATCTTAGGGTTTATTTTATTTGTCATTGCTTTGTATTTCATCTATTAAGTCCTTATCAGTTAGTGGTTCTAACTTCTCCATATTCCAAAGAAACTTCTCTTTAGTTCTGTTTTTAATTCTTGACTCTATTATGCTTATTAGTATAACTATAAAAAAGAATATAGAGGTTAGGATTCCGAGTACTGTAA